TCTCGACGAGTATCACGCCTGTATGGATTGTATGATAGACCCTGTAAGCCGCCGGTACCTCTCGGAGGACTACGCCTTCTGCCGCCGCTGGCAGCAGATGGGTGGTCAGATATTCGCGGACGTGACGACGACCCTGGGCCACGTGGGGAACATCCGATTCCACGGAACCCTGGACGCTCGGCTTCAGGCGGTTTAAAGGGGTCTGGTCTTATTAAGTAAATGGGATTTATCTATCTAGTTCGGAATATGGTAAATGCCAAACCTTACGTAGGACAGACCACGCGTAAAACTCCAGAAGAAAGATGGAAGAATCATATAAAAGGTTCGATAGGACAGTATTTGTATAATGCATATCAAAAATATGGAAAGAAAAACTTTTCATATTCTGTGCTTTGCGAATGCCCAGATGAAAAACTAAATGAATACGAGCAGGCCTATATACGACTTTATAGCTCAATGTGTCCTTCCCTTGGAGGTATTGGGTATAATTGCACCCTCGGAGGACTCGCTGGTGGAAAATTGAGTTCTGAAACCAAGAAGAAGATAAGTGCCGGTAACAAGGGAAAAATTATATCAGAAGAAACTAAACAGAAACTTCGAGAATTTCGTACAGGTTTGAAAGCATCAAAAGAAACTAAAGAAAGAATGAAAATAGCGCAAACAGGACGAATCTATTCAGAAGAAACTCGTAAGAAGATAAGTTCCGCCCAAAAGGGAAAAATTATATCAGAAGAAAATAAACAGAAACTTCGAGAATTTCATACAGGTTTGAAAGCATCAAAAGAAACTAAAGAAAGAATGAGAATAGCGCAAACAGGACGAATCCATTCAGAAGAAACTCGTAAGAAGATAAGTGCCGCCCAAAAGGGAAAAATTATATCAGAAGAACGCAAGGTAATTATAGGAGCCCAGAAATCTAAGAAGGTTTCCCAGCTTACACTTGAAGGAGTATTTATTAAAACACATCTAAGCGCTCGAGAAGCAGGTAAAGAGACTGGATCGAACCCTGCAGGAATAGGGCGATGCTGTAACGGAAAACAGAAGACTTGTGGAGAGTTTAAATGGAAATGGCCCGATCACGCAAAATAATTCTTCGCATACCAAGCATTCACACCTGTAAACTCACACGTCAGGTGAAAAAAGGCTCCCGTCAAGAACAGAGTCAGAAGGAGCCCCAGACCCAAGAGGCTCACGATTCTGAACATCACAACGAGCAAAAAGCCTCCAGTGCCAAGGTGCGTGCAGATTTCATAGTTAAAAAGAGCTGACATAATATTTCAAATGTCGACTATTCATGTTTGTATGGTGACTCGAAACAAGTCAATCAGCGCTACGACCCTTCACACTGCCATGAATATTCACATGAATTGTATGATAAAGGGTATCCATCTGGACATTTCATTCGTCCCTGACAAGTCGAACCTGATCAGGCTCATCAAGACTGGCGAGCGTATCATCTGGCTCGAGTACGGCACGAACCTCGACGAGGCATCTATTCACAAGGCGATCGGGCCCTTTGAGAAGAACTTGCAGGTTCTCGTCTTCCCTGCGATTAAGGAGGGAATAAACTGGGACATGTTTGCGAGAAAGACGAAGGCGGGTTCGACCGAGCCTGCAAATCAGCGCGGACTTGAGTTTGACACTTCGGTCGGAAAGAAACTCGGTGACTCTCTGTACGAGGTGACGAGCACGGAGGCTCGGGTCTGGGCCATGGATAGTAGGCCAGTCGACAAGAAACTCAGGGGAGAAAAGACTCCTGTTAAACTTCCTTCCGATGAAAGTATGTTCCGTGTCCTTGGGGGTCTAGGAGTACGGATAGGAGCTGTTACATCTGCAACCGTAATCTGTCACTTTGTGCACGAGTGCGTAGGGAACATCCTCGAGACTGCGGGAGTGCGTATGGAGGCATAAAAACTCCCTTTGCTAAAAATATAATGGACAAAGAAGTTAAAAACTTCATTCATCATACCTGGGAATCGCCAGATCCAGAACGATTCCCAGGTCCGCAGCCAGTCTCTATAGAACGGCGCCACTTTGTAGAATTCACAAAAAGACCTTACTATGTATGTGAGAAAACCGACGGCATCCGACACCTCTTATTGAGTCTGGAAACTGAAGGAAAGCGCTTCACATGCCTTGTAAACCGCGCGTTTGAGATATTTCCTTTCAGTACAATGATTCCGAGGGGGACTGTGCTCGACGGCGAACTCGTCAAGCAGAGGGTCGAGGCCGCGCCCTCGAGACCGGTCTTTCTCGTGTACGATGCAGTATTCATCAAAGGGGTCGACTTCCGAAAGCAGACCTTAGACAAGAGACTCGCCGCGGCCAAAGCGCTTCTCAGGTCGGTCATTCGCTCCTCCAAAGATCCTTTCGAGATTCGGGTCAAAGATATGACCCCTTTCCCGGGCCCTTTGCCAGACCTTAACGCTTTTCCGTGGGAGACTGACGGTCTGGTATTCACGCCCGTCAACGAACCCGTGCGCATGGGGACCCACGAGACTCTCTTCAAGTGGAAGCCTCGGCCGAGAATAACAATAGATTTTGAGGTTAGAAAGGGAGGGGAGTTGAACGTTCAAGAAAAGGGTCGTTTGTACAAGGAGGCTGATCTTCACTCTGGGCCGAGATTTCCGGACGGGACTATCGTTGAGTGTGGCTACGGAAAAATGGGCTGGTATGTCGAAAAGGTCAGGACTGACAAGAAGCACGCAAACAACAGAAGGACATTTTTTAGAACTCTGGTCAACTTACGAGAGAATATTCAATTTGAAGAATTTTGTAATCTGTAAAGAGCCATGTAGAACGGTCCTCGACTCGGAGCCTTTTCAATCTTTGTGACTGTGCCATCATCCTTTATGTACCACTGATCGTTGTATCGCACAGCCAGTGCATAGTGTCCCCCATGGGGTCCTCCCACGTGAAGAACGACCGCAAAAAGATTTCGGCCTTCGTATTCTTCAGGAAGAATGATGATGGGTTTGTGGCCCGAGTAACACGCAAAAGTAAATGTGGCCACCTGAGGCCATTCCGTCACTTTGGTCGTAACGCGAGCATCGTGTTCAGATCCGTCGTCACTTTTGTATCCTGAAATGTCTACTGGTTTTCCCCGAGTCTTCATGAGTCCCTCGAGAGTCACTTCGCACGGGTCCGTCAGGGAAAATACGACCGTCACGAAATCTTCAGTCCTCTCAGATTTTCCAGATGGCCATTCCGTCACCTGCACTTCTCTTCCTGTAAAAATCTTTTTAATAAATTCTTTTCCCAATGAATTTTCCAAAGCATCCACGAGACACAGAAAAGCTTCCTGTGCGTCGTGTTGCCCGGGGTCAAACGAGGGAAAACGGGTTCTGAACGCAAGGAGCAGTGGTCGGGGATCTGGTTTCCCATCATCGCACCAAAGACTAAAAACCAAGCTACTAAACTCCCGAGTCAAAGCACATTCACCTTTGTAAGGATTCTTCAAAAGAGTATTTGTCAAGTAGGGGACGTGTGCCAGACACTGAACGGCCGTGTTGAAATAGCACGTAGATCCAAGATTAGGCAATCCTCTCATAAAAGATACGACCGTTTAAACTTTAAAATGGAAACCGCACATCGTCTCTATGACACCCTGAGTCCAGTTATCCGGAAGTGGGCCCAAGAGCCCAACGTCGAGATTGAGTTTCGTCTCGGCCGAAAGACGGCCCATAAGTTTGACACAAATGTCGGGCAAGAGACATTCATCAAACTCTTGAAGGCTCTTGAAGCTTACAAGGGATGGGAGTCTGCCAGTAAGGGAACATATACCGTCTATTACGGAGATCAAAACAAGCGAATCACTGTAGATGAGTCTACTGATGAGTCGGTTGCAGTTATCAAAACGAAAATTGAAGCCCTTGATTTTGCCTTGGAGGACAAGCCCTTTGATGTTCGTCTTGGGGTGGCCAGAGAGCAGCCTTATGAGAGGGACGGAGAAGAAGAGATGTCGAGTATGAAGACCAAGAAACGATGGTCGTTTGTCAGGAAGAATCTGAGTATCGACATGACTCAGATGCAGGGCGACCCTGAAGACAAGGATGCTGACGAAGACTCTACCTGGCACGTAGAGTTTGAGATTATCAACCCCAAGGAAATTGGGGACCGCGACAAACTGTTTGCGTTGATGTACAAGATTTTCAACTTGCTTGATTGCGTTTAGCTGCTCGGCGATTCTGGTTCACTTTGTTTGCGGCCGCCTTGCGGGCCCTCAGAGCCTTGAGGGAATTTTTGTTTAGGGTATTTTTTCGGGCTGCTATGTAGTTGGCCCTGGCTTTTGCCGTCTTGAGCGAGTTGAAGTTTACTGGCGAGGCTACGTTCTTCATCCAAAGATTTTTGTACTTGTTATTAAGACCTCTATTTTTCAAAAACTTCCAAGAGTACTTGTTAGAAGGCCCAATTCCTAGACCCAGATTAGATATAGCTCCGGCAAGATTCTCCACAGACTCACTGTTCCGCGGGAGGGCATACGCCTTGTTCTCCCGCGGGTCTGTCTTGGCCCGTGGTTTTGGAGGAGCCCGAGGAGCTCGTGGAGCTCCTAGACGCCGGAGGGCCGGGCTGTTTACATTGGGAGTTTTGATAGTTGGAGGCACATAGGCAGGTACGTGAATAATCTCGCCCGTTAGCATATTTTCAGTATTGTATGCTCCACGGGGCTGGTTGTTGATATGAACCTGTAGCCACTTTTTAATTTTAAAAGAAATTATTTTTTTGTTTGGAAACTTTCCTTTATTGTCGGGAGTGGTGGCTATGTTCAACAGGCTCTTTTTGTAAGCCTCTGTCTTGTTGACCGGAAGCCAATTGGGAACTTTTATTCCCGCAAGATATCTCGCCTTTACATTTATCAACTGATTTCGTTGAAGTATAGAATTTTTAAATTGTTTGATCGCCTTGTTTACATTCGCCTTGAGAGGTTTTCCTCTTGCACCTTTTGGCAAATTTTTAATAATTTTTTCAAGAGAATGGACATTAGGGCTCTTGGAGTTGTTTCCGAGAGCCGCCTGTGCCATAAGAGCAATTTCAAAGTTGTCCGCCAGATTGGAAACAGAGTTTGCACTTGCCGGTGAGTTGGACTTTGCGCTGTTTACAGCCTCGACGCGCTTCTCGCCCTTGTGGGCCAGAATGGCATCGTACTTGTTTCTAGGAAGGAAGCCCAGCCAGGCGGTGTAATTGCTCTCGGGAAGATATGCTCGTGCGAGCGCATTCTGTTCTGCAGGACCGATCGTCACCCATTGCCGCGGCCTGTTTCCTCGCTTTACGCGTCCGTTTGGCAAAAAGATTACTGGCTGGCCATTCATCACGAGGTCTGGCTTATTGAAAAAATTCTTTACCGTCTTTTTAATCTCACTGGCTATATTTTCTAGTTTAGACTTGTTAGAAACTGATGCAATATCCAGATTGCGAGCGACTCTCAAGAGTTCTTCGCGAGTATACCTGTCATATTGCTTGCCGTTGATTCTCAGGGTGCCACTCGAGTTTGTATTTACGTAATGAGTTCTTTTCAAGTGCTGAATCTCTGGACTCGTCTCAATCTCGAATTGAGCCTTGACCGTTGCCGGGATTCTCACTCCCGCTTTCTGGTAGGCTGCCACGACCGTCTTGCGAGCTTCTTTGATACCCTTGGGCATTTTGTAAAAATACGGCGCCCCGCCAACTCCCGGCTTGACGTAAAATCCGTTCTTCACCGAGTTGAATGTAGGTGCGCGTCGAACCTCCGTCTTTGCTGCGGGGGTAGCACCTTCCTCCAGACCCAACAGGTTCCTGACTGAAGCAGGTACCGGAATGCCTGCATTTGCATAGGCCCTAAGAGTCTTGGTCTTTACGAGTTTTAGGTCTCCGACAATAGGATAGAAACGAGGCTGGCCGTTCGGACCTGGCCGGACATAAAACCCGTTCCTCACATTATTGTATCCACGGGCCAAGGCGTATCGGGCATTGAGCATTCGGGCTTTCTTGGTCGCCAGATTCTTACGCAGAGGAATGGGAGGTTTGGCGATTCCTTCATATCCGCCACCTCTCTCGTACTTAAAGACGCGGAGATGATCTATGCCATATTTTTTGAAGAATCCCTCAAAGACGCGAGCCGAGAGCCCCACGTCCTCAAATTTCTTGAGTCCTATAGTCAATATAGTTCCGTTTGTAAATATCTTCATGCTTAGAACGGGTGTATCCTTCCACTTGAGCTGAAGGCCCGAGAAGAGTTCTGGTTCGTAGATTGATGAGCACTTAGATCCAGGTACTTTGGCGGCAATCTCTCTGTTAAGAGTATCCAAGTTAATAGACCGGTTTACATTCATCTTTGTGTCAATTTTATTGATGGTCACGGCCCGATTCCAGATTCCAGGATACATGTGCTTGTGGAGATAGCGCAAGACCTGCTCGTGAGGACCGGTACATGTTATCTGGATTTGGCCCTTGTCGTAGTGCGTGACATAGGCCGTGGAGTTTGGAGCCTTGAAGACAATCTGAAAAGTCCACCGCTTGACATTCGGAAGTTTATTAGCACCAAGGATAGTCTCGCGATTCTTGAGTTTGCGCACTATGGGGAGTTTTCCAGTCACTTGGTATCCTGCAAGTTCTTTAACTCCTGGAGGCAGGGGGGTTTCCGACAGGTCTTTGAATGGAAACTGGACCGTGAGGGTCGTCGTGGTGACGGTTGGTTTTGTGAGGGCATAGTCGTACCTGTTAAACTTGTTTACATATTCTGATTTTCTGGGCCTACGGGCTAGAAGAGCGCGGCCAATGATACCGGCAGCCCGAGCCGTCTGCATTCTACTACATAACGGTATTTAAATCCTGGGCGAGATCGCAGCCGAAGATGAATGGTTGAGCGGCCAGTACCTGATCCCTCCATGTGCGAGTCTCCACGCGAGCCTCGAGCTTGCGTGTACTGAACGGGCCTGCGTAAAAGTCTGGATTGAAGCGCGGTCGGCCCAAGTTGTTCTCTTGACAGTGCTGATTGAAACTCGTGACAAACTGCTTCTGAGGGCAGAAGAGATCCTTTCCGTAGGTGACCTTCTCGCTCGCCAGAAAGTGCTGGAGCGTGTTGGTCACCATAGCCACCTGGTTCTGGATATCCATGAAATACCTAGGAACGACATTCCAGATGTCCTGATCGCTGTATTTCTGAGAGTACTCGAGGTAGGCCCGAACGCACTTACACAGGATGTTCCCCATCTCCGAGTCGAGTTTCTCGTCGAGATGAGGGTCGGCCTCGGCCACCTGACGCCCGAAATTCCAAGTCATCAAGCGTCTCAGAACCGACCCAGAGTTGTCCTTCCAATGAGGAACCTCGTTTCCGGCCAAGATTCCAGGCACGTTCCAGGTTAGACTCACGGCCGTCTTGTTCTTGCGCGCGATGCTCATGTCCTCGCCCGAAACCAAGGATTGGAACTCAGACTGCTCAAGAGCCATGTCGCCCTTGATCTCTGGACTGATGAACATGAAACAATCGTGGATACTCTCGAGACCAAACTTCTTTTCGATATTGTTTGAGAGCGTGCGGACATCCTGGCCCTCGTAAAACTTTTTACAAACTTTTGTAATAATTGTAGACTTGCCGGATCGAGCGATACCTTTGAGAAAAGGGATAACCTGCCACGAGTCCATCTCATTGATCGGAAAGCACAAGCGTCCGCAAAATACGTAGAGCCATCTACAGACATCCTCCGAAAACTCCTGATAGTCCATGACTGACTGCATGTGGGGCGTCTCGACATCGTACCAGTCCTCTGCACCAAGACACGCCTCATCAAACTCCTGATCAAAATACTTTGAAGAAACAATTGTAGGGTCGAGATGCTTAAACTCGTCAGACGTGTACGGATAGAATCTAGCCTCGTAGACTGGTCTGGGCGAGTCGCCTCGATCAACCAGAAACTTTCCTACAAATATTCCATTTCTGAAAGACCAGACATTTCGGTTCTTCTTGATGGGAGGAAACTGAAGGTCTCTGCAGTTTGTCAAGTGGCGAATAGTGTCAGTGACGATGCTCCCTTTGCTCGTCATATTCTTCCACATGTCGTACTTTTCCTCCTTCTGTGAGTACAGGTAAACAAAGTCTTTGATTTCGAGAACCGGCTTCCACGCCTTGGTGAGGTGGCCTTGCTCTGTCGCAATTTGCTTGCAGCAATAGTCTCCGTATCTACGCATCTTCAGCTTGTATGTCTGATCCAGAAGGTACAGGAGAAACTTTTGAAATGCGCTGGTCGTGTCCTTCTCAGCCTCCCCGTGATCCATCGTCTGGCACCTGAAAATCTCAGATTCCATGTCTCCCTTGATTGGAACGTATGTCGGGTGGTTGATCCGCTCGTAAGTCCTGACATATCTGAATATCATCTCGTACGTATCATCCACCGTCTCAATAAGTCGAGTGATTCGCTGACCCATAGTAAACTCGTTCCCAGTGAGGTCCTTGCTGGGCTCCTCGCGAATCTTGAGTTGTCCAGCGTGATGATACATGTCTGAACATATCGAGACAAATCGTCTCCGTTGCTCGGACAAAGTATCTAAATTTACATTTTTAATATTCCCGTCTTCGTATCCAAAGACGCGAAAGCCATTCTGCCAGGGGATATAAGCATCCCCCTTGGCGTTAAGACACATATGATCCTCGAGGTCCGTAACAAAGTTGTTCAGATCCTCGGCGCCCATATTCATTACATCAGAATGGTGGAGTTCCATTCGGATCTCGTGAGTTTGTTCAGGAGTTGTGCGATCGATTGTGTGGACACTCTCCATTTGTAAGAAAGGTCAAGATATTTTTAAGCAGGGCTGTCCTCCTCTGCAACAGGGGTTGTCGCCTGGGCTGCGGGATATTTGTTCAAGGTGCTAAGAATTTTAATAAGAATTTTATTTTGCATTTCAAGGGCAGTCTTCACTCCAGCCATGGCACTCGCCACAGTCTCGCCATCCTCAGTCGTGAACCAGGATCCCAGGGCGTCCATGAGGTCGGTCTCGCCAAACTCGTCGCCATCAAACTCTTCCATCTCCTCCTCTTCCTCCTCTACTGGGGGTGGAGGTGGCTTCTTCACTGGGGGCTTGGGGCGCTGAGACATTTACTAGTGTCCAGGAAATTCCGTGGCTGAATTTGGCGCAACATTTTCCCCAGGGCGCGCCTTCAGTCTAAATTTTTTTCTTGGCGTATGGTAAAATGGCCGGTGGACTTATGCAGCTCGTAGCTTATGGCGCCCAGGATGTGTATCTGACGGGTCAGCCCAAGGTGACTTTCTTCCAGGCGGTGTACAAGCGCCACACCAACTTTGCGATGGAGAACATCCAGCAGACCGTCAACGGCACCACGACCAACTCTGGCCGCGTGTCTGTCACAATTGCTCGCAACGGTGATCTGGTCGGCAACATGTACGTGAGCCTTCTGCCCATCACTGCCAACACCACCTCCAACAACAACGTGTTCGACACGTGCTGGATCGCCGAGCGCGCCCTGGCCGACATTGAGATGACCATCGGTGGCCAGCGCATCGACAAGCACTACCAGACCTGGTGGCGTCTGTACGCTGAGGTCTTCCTCAACGAGTCTGACAAGTACTGCTGGGGCAAGATGGTTTCGACCGGCGCTGGCATCAACAACATCACTTCGTCGGGCCTCAACGGCAACCAGCCCCGCGTGTACCTGCCTCTGCTCTTCTTCTTCAACCGCAACCCAGGTCTGTATCTCCCCCTGATTGCTCTCCAGTACCACGAGGTTCGCCTTGATTTCGATCTGAGCTCTTATTACAGCTCGTACTTCGGCACTGACTTCCAGGTCTGGGCCAACTACGTGTACCTCGACACTGAGGAGCGCCGCCGCTTCGCCCAGAAGGGCCACGAGTATCTGATCGAGCAGGTTCAGCACACCGGCGGTGACTCCACGACCAGCGGCTATGATACTTTCCAGCTGATCCGCCTGTCTTTCAATCACCCAGTCAAGGAGTTTGTCTGGTGCTACGTTAACCCCAACGCATCTGCAACCGCCAACCTGAATGCCCTGTGGAACTTCTCGACCGGCACGCCGAACGTGCAGGTGACCGTGAACACCGCCGTATATGTGAACTCCAACAACTACATCCTTCCTCACCTATCGGGCGTTCCCCACCTGTACTTTGCGGGAGGCGCGTCCCCGGCTTCAGGCGCGGGTCTGGCGGCCGGCGCAGGCGGCTTCACTGGCCTAGGCCAGGCCAACACTTACAGCTGGATCGAGGAGGGCTACCCAGCATCATATGTCACTGGCCAGGTTGGCGCATACGAGTACGAGGTCGGCCCACTCAACCAGTTCAAGATTATCCTCAACGGCCAGGACCGCTTCAAGGAGCAGATCGGCAAGTACTTCAACCAGTACCAGCCATTCATCTACCACTCCGGCTGCCCTTACCCCGGCATCTACGTGTACTCCTTCGCCCTGCAGCCAGAGGAGCACCAGCCAACCGGCACCTGCAACTTCTCGCGCATTGATAACGCCCAGGTCGCCGTGTCCATCAAGGCGGGCGGCATCTCCGGCGCTGCTCCCCAGCAGAAGCTGTTCGCAGTGAACTACAACATCCTGCGAATTCAGTCGGGAATGGGCGGTCTTGCTTTTAGTAACTGAACCCTCCCATATTGTTTTCTATATGGTAGGAATATAAAAATTCATTTGGGCTTCGGCCCTCAAGAACGTCCAAGGTTCTTGAGGTCTAAAGAAATAATCCTCCCCTATGGTAGGATGGAGGAACCAAGAGCTGAAGTAAAGAAATGCACCAACTGTACACGGGCTCCACAGCCTTTAAAAGAATTTATAAATTCTCAAGAAAAAGAGTGTTCTACGTGTGCAAAGTGTCGCACGAAGGGTAAAAAGTTTGATCAAAAACCAGAACGCCGTCAATATCACAATGATCTCCAGAAGGAGAAGGAATACTATAAGGAATGGCGAGCAAAGCAACTCGAGGAGCGCCCCGAAGAATATAGGGACCATAACAACAAAATTCACAGAGCGTGGAAATCTGAAAATGCCGAGCACATGCGTCACTGGTACAGGACGCACGTGAATCCCAGATTAGACGCCATTAAGCGCTCCGCCACAACTCGAGGAATAGAATGGAGCCTCTCAGATGAAGAGGCCAAGGTGATGATGACGAGCCCATGCATATACTGCAAGCACATGGATCTGGATGTTCGAGTGAACGGAATAGACAGACTGGATTCAGGCAAAAGTTACTGTACGGAGAATTGTCGTCCGTGCTGTAAGAATTGCAACTATATGAAGGGTACTTTTGACCCCAAGACTTTTATTGAACACGCCAGGAAGATTGCCGAGTGTGCCGAGTTGTTTCCAGGCGTGGATATTTGCGGTGACCACAAGAAAAATCTTCGTAAAAATAAAGATGACGCCCCTGCTCATTCTGCTGATTGTGCTGGCTCTCGTGCTCCTCTACAAGAATGTCAGCCCGTATAATAACGAGTTGTCCCCCCACGATATGTATGCATGGGCCCCAGGGGTTCCACGGCCAATCCCAGTCGACCCTCCAACCCCCGGACTCGACTGGCGCCTCCACCCTTCTATACGTTTCCTTGGGACGGCATAAAGCCAAACTCGCGATACATTCCTGAATATTGGAGGAAAGGATGGGCCAGCACTCCAAACAATACCATACTGCTCATAAATGCAGTTATTTCTTCACCCGTAGTTCCGCCGCGATTCCGAGTTACTATGTAAGCCGGAATGGCGCTCCCGAGACCTATTATAATCCCTTCCGCGATGAAATGAAGTGTGCTGACGGGGGGAGAGTCCTTCGCACAGACTGCGAAACACCCTATGATAAATAACGTCAAGAATGCAAAAGGATAAAGAATTTTCTTGGAAAGAATACTATCCTGAACCTTTTTAAACTTTTTTGAAGCCGTGGTGGATGTTGCAGAAAGTTCGTTGAATCCGGCGAGTTCGAAAAAAAATTGAAGGAGTGTAAAGACGACGAAACTCACAATAACCAGCATTTGTACGTTCAATTCAGGATTTGTAAACTTGCCTTTCTGTCTCCACAGAGCCAGGGCCGCGAACGAAAGGGCTGAAAATCCGCCAACCAAAGGAGCTTCCCAGAATGCAACGCGACCCTGATCCTTCTTGAACCATTTTACATTTCTATCTACCAAAGCAAGAACCAAAAAAGAAAGTATAAAAAATACTTTTAGAAAAGTTACGAGTTCAGGGCCTAGTTTCCTAGCGCGCGCCGAAGCGTCCATTACTCTATAGATCTATTAATATTTTGATATTTAATATTTCCGCCCAAGTGGCGTTCGAGATAGACTGCACAGATATCAGGGTCGAACAAAGGACTGCAGCAAAAAACATCAACATACACGAGCCCGTGTTCTGGGTACGTGTGTGCTGAGAAGTGGGACTCGGACAGGACGAGCACGCCAGTCGCTCCCTGAGGCTCAAACTGGTGGAAAGCCCTGGAGACGACGGTAAGGTTGCAGTCTCGAGCAACCTTACTCATACGCTCCTCCAAGTCACTGGCATCCGAGATGATCGTGCCAGTGAGGTGTCCGATGAGGTGCATCATTAGGTTTTTAAAACATTTTTTCTTTAGGACATCATCGCGCGGACGGCCATTGCAAAAATCGTCACGGAAAGGAATATGTAAAGGGAACCGAAAACAATATTTGGATAATCCTTGATAATTACATTGGTAGTTATCGGCTCGCCAGTTGAGTCCCTGCCGAATTTAGCCTTGGAGGTTCCTCGGTTGGCTACGGCAACTGTCGCCACTCCGAGGGCAAAAAACATTAGACTAATTATTATTCCCATGAAAGAATCAGCCGTGATAGCCATTAGTATTTACTTACAAAATAATTTACTGACGCAAAACAGTAAAATAAAAGTAAATCATAAACATCCCGAGAATCATGCGGGTCAGGGCCTGAATGATCACTATGGGGTCGGTCCGGCGTACTGGCTTAAGAAAGTCCTGCATGGCAGAGACCATGAGAAGGATAGCGGCTGAAAGAATCAAAACCTTATCGAGACTGAACGTCTTGTAAGATACGCTGTTCATTATTAATTAAGGATATTTTTATTTTATATTCTATGAATTTTGCATATCTGGATGCGAGGTCAATGTTAGAAACTCTGATGAACGAGACTGAGGCACCCTTGAATCCAGTTCCCTGTGAACTTTCTTCGGATTGGAAAGACTTTGAAGAGATTCTGGGAAAATTCAAACTTGAGTACGCCAAGAAACGTCGCGAGTACTCTATCAAGATGGGAGAATTGGACGAAAAGACTACAGATCTCAAGATTCTCAAAAGTACTGCAGATAACTTCACCAATCCTGAGTTAAAGGTTATGGTGGATAGTCTTGTAGACAGTTACGAGTCCGAAGAGGGTACCGCCGCCCTGACTCTACAATGTAGGGAACTTTTGGGGGAGATGGTCGAGATGCAGAGGGTTCTTATCAACACCCAGCCAGAAAGGTACGCCTCGTTTACTTGTTTTATTTGTACTGAACGTCTTGTTGACTCTTTTGTCGATCCCTGTGGTCACGTGGTTTGTTCTTCGTGCTGGGCCCGTTCTGGTGCTCGCACGAACATATGCCCGGGATGCAGAACACAGGTGCGCGCTGTTAAGAAAATATTTACGATGTAGAGACGAGTTCCTTGGAACTCTGAACCTTCTGGGGGGAGTTCGAGGGGGCGCCACCTCGTTAAAAACGGCAGGGGGACGCCCCACCTGACTTTGGCGCAGTGGTAGCGCATCGGACTGTAGTTCCGCTGGTCATGTGTTCGAATCACATAAGTCAGACTATGCTCCTGTGGCCTAATTGGTTAAGGCGTCAGACTGTTAATCTGTAGATTGTGAGTTCAAGTCTCACCGGGGGCGTTTTTTGAAGTGTTTAGCTCCACTTAAAAAAACGTCTGTTTAAGCGTCTAGATGAAGAAGGCTAAAATTCCCAGAGCCCTTCGCGAGCAGGTCTGGACAACATTCATTGGAAAGAAATTTGAGCACAAGTGCCTCGTCACGTGGTGCGAGAATGTAATATCCGTCTTTAATTTTGAAGTGGGCCATCAGATTCCAGAGAGCAAGGGCGGAACCTTGACCATCGATAACCTCCGGCCAATCTGTGCCAAATGCAATCGCTCTATGGGGAATTCGTACACGATTGATGAATTCTCAAAGATTAGCAAGCGAGCCACGCACCTGTGGGAGTGCTTCAAGTACTGCCCATCAGGAACTTCATCTTCTCCTGAGTCTTCTTCTGGAAGAACATGAAGATGAAGACGTACCACGGAAGGGTCCGCAATTCGTTCAGTTGTGAGTGTACGTAGCCTCCGGCTCCGTCGATCGGAAAAGGAATCTTCTTTATCAGACCTCGGCTCAGAAACCCTATGACGCCGATGATTCCAAACTGGGCACATATTTCAAAAAATACGCGGAGCCGAGAGTGTTCTGGGCGTCTCTGAGGCGTAATCTTATCCAGGAGAGTCGAGAAGATCCACGCGGCCGCAAAGGTCAATGCTGACACATAGGCCACTCCGAGCAGACGCACATATTGGAACATTCTACTCTTGACTGCGAAAAAGTTCTGTTAAAAAGGTGGACCCTAATATTAGTATGACGGAAATTTTTCGCTTTTACCCAGAAGGCCCTTACCTCTACGTGGAGGTCCTAGGCAATGAATACCTCAAGAAGCAGCCTAGTAACCCTGAAGAGGCGGAGGAATTTGCAAGAGGTCTCAAGCCAATCGTTGAAAATGTTGAAAAATTTATTCGTGAAAAGAAACTCCAGGAGGTTATGATTCTTAACCTCAAGGGCGTCGGCCTATCAGCCCTCAATCCACAGACGACGACCCAGCTAGTGAATCTTCTGTACACTCTGCGTTCAGACGAAGAGACATTCCTAGAACGTATTGAGATTCAGAATTCAAATCCAATTTTTGAAATGTTTTACAGTCAGGTGAAGAAGAACCTTCCTGAAGAACTCGTGAAGCTCGTGACTTTTGTCTAGAGTCCTTCAGACTCACCTAAACGTCCTCACGCTCTTTGGAGCCTCGTTCCAGAACGTCTTGGGGTTCGTCTCCCATAGTTCAAGAAGATCCTTGTTTTGGTGCTGACGAAGAATTTCTGGCTCCTTCCCATCCTTGTCCTTCAGGCCTTCTGGAAACTCCTCAGTCAGAACGATCCGCATGCCTACTAGATCAGGAGAGTGCAGACAGGCCACCTCCCATCCAATGTCCAGGTCAAGACCTTCTGGTTCGATACTGACCCAGAAGTGCTCGCAGACCTCTCCAGGGGTTATTGCGTAGCCGTGAACAATACGGGCCATAATCTCTTCAGCCTTGAGGATCTTCACAAGAATGGCACAATGGTGTACGACCGTTCCTTCAATCTTGTGAAGTTTCATTCGCTGGGCTAGTCTCTTGAGGTCAATCATTGAGACTGACTCATATTTTAAAAAGTGCAAATAATACATGGAGGGTCCTTGGAACCTTATCGCAACAGCTCTCGTCATAAACTTTATCATGGTTCGCGTCGTGACAAAGATACTCAAGAAGCCAACAGGTATCGGCCTGATTGATGATACAATCTTGTATCTAAATACTCAGGATGGCTTTTTGCTCAACTCTTCGCTCGTGCTGGCCCTGGTCATCTTCCTGGCCGACTACTGGCTGGCCCCTGAAAGTTCAGAAGTTATAGAGTCCATGAGTCCCAAGGTGTGAGGGTGGACCCATCTCGTGATTCTATTCTCGTAACAGTGTTTCATGTGCGTGACCAGGTCATCGAACCTCGGATGACCCCAGACGAGGTCCTTGGTGAACAGAAAGTCGTCAAACCCAATAGGTCCCAGGTCACATTTGACCTCGAAAGGAGTCTTCACGTACTCCTTGAGGCCCCCGTAGCTCGTGATGATCACGGGCTTGCATCTCATCGCCGCCTCTACCGCTCCCATTCCGACCCCCTCAGAGTGGGAGCAGTTGACGTAACAGTGGCCGTGCTTATGGATGTTCTCCATCTGCTCGTCAGATATAAGACCATTTATGACAGTCACCTGCGGGTGGTCGATCTTGACCTCTTGCAAGCACGTCGCCTTGATGAGCAGACGTGCTCCCGGACAGTGTTCAAGGGCTTGAATCAGAGCATTGATGTTCTTTCGGGGGTCATTCACGTTCCCTATCGTGTAGAACGTATAATAAGGAACATCCAGAGTTTGAGACGGAAGAGACACGGGCAAAGGAGCATGGAGGTGCAGGATTCTCCAGTCTCCCCGGGGAAACTGCCTTTCTAGGACCTTTTTACAAAATTCAGATGCGACGTAGAGAGTCTTGTATCGGTCGACGAGCAGGCCATACAGAGGATGAACCGTCTCCGTCTCACATATTGTCATGTAAATCATTTTTTTACAAAAATTTTTATACTGATCAACAACATTAAGTTGATCCTCAAACGGAAGAACGAACGCAAATCCAGTGTCATACTGCTCCTTCTGGGGTCTGTGACCCATCTCCACAAAGTCTCCTCCGGTGAGCATAGCATATCGTTTCGTCACTTGGCCTATTCCAGCGAGAAGCCGGGGCCCTATGAAGAGCCAAGTCATATAAGTTTCTACGGACTCGTCTTTAGGTAAAAGACCGGACCGTGATCCAAGTCCTACGGACTCGTCTTGAGGTCGCTCTCCATCATTCTCTTTACCAGTTCTTGAAAAGAAATCTTGGGAGCCCAGCCTAGAATGAGTCTGGCTCGTGAAGGGTCTGCCCAGAGGTAATCAACCTCTGCAGGTCTATAAAATTCTGGATTCATACTAATCACGAGATTTCCGTTGCCGTCTCGGACTTCTTCATTTAGATCCGTCCCGGACCACGTAATGTCGAGACCCGCGTGCTGCGCGGCCACCTCTATAAACTCTCGGATAGAACGGGTTTCGCCTGTACCCACTACAAAGTCATCTGGGTAATCTTTCTGAAGCATGAGCCACATGGCCTCTACGTAATCCTGGGCGTGGCCCCAGTCTCTCCGTGCATCTATGTTCCCTAGTTCAAACGGCTTTCCTGATTTCACGTATTCAGCGAGACCCAGAGTAATCTTTCGAGTCACAAACTCTTCCCCCCGGCGCTCAGACTCGTGATTAAACAGAATTCCCGTACACGCAAACATTTGGTACGACTCTCTGTAATTACGGACTATCCAGTACGCGTACACCTTGGCCACCCCGTACGGACTCCTCGGGTGGAAAGGGGTCATTTCACTCTGAGGAGGTTGACTCGCTCCGTACATTTCCGAAGTTCCCGCCTGATAGAAACGCACCTTGTGTGAAAACCCGCACTGTCTGATTGCCTCTAGAAGACGCAGGGTCCCCAGAGCGTCTACGTTGGCCGTGTACTCTGGTTGATCGAAAGAAACCTTGACGTGCGACTGAGCGGCGAGATTGTAAACTTCCAAGGAATCATATTGTTCAAAAGAGTTTATTATAGAATTAATGCGAGCTGTATCCGTCAGGTCTCCTTCCAGGAGATGAAACTCTGGATTTGACATAAGGTGTTCGAGACGAGTCTTCTTCTTCTCTGAACAATAACGGCACATTCCATAAACTGTATAGTCTTTTTCCAATAGAAATTCAGAAAGGTACGAACCATCCTGGCCGGTGACACCTGTTATAAATGCCGCCTTCATGCTCAAGTTGAATTCTTATTTTTTATGCTCGTCAAGAATAGATGACAATCCTAAATGTTTTCTGTATGACTTTGTCCGAGTTGTACGGAAACACCCACCTCAAGTGGTTCAGTGAGAATAAGGACAAGTATCATCTGACCATGGGTCTCTTGGCCTATCTGGGAGTCATATTCTTTCTGATACGGAGCTTTACCGGAAAGAGTATGATGTGGACCTGCGTTATGTGGGAGGCTATGATTGTCATAGGAGGGGCCATTGTAGCCTATTTTGTATTTGGCGAAAAGTTTACTCACTGGGTTCAGTGGCTCGGAATTCTTCTGGCTCTCGGGGCAGCCTTTTGCGTAAATTACGAATGCAACACTAAAGATATTGGGTGCTATATGTAAAATGGACGAGTTTCATAAACACATCCTAGAGCGTCTCGGGAACTTGGAAGGAGAACTCAAGGAGCTCAGGGATGTCGCTTGGCCAGTCTGCCAGGCTCGGCTCGATGACAGAAATCCTTTAAACAATATAAAAGAAAAGAGAAAGGTTCTGAAGTGGCTTCACATCGATGACATCAAGGATCTTCTTCGGCGCAAAGGGCTGTTGATGGGTCTCACAAGAGACCAAGTCGCTGTAGAACTTCGGGAGATTATGGTTCAGTAAAAATATATTTTAATTCTATTTTAAAACCCTTTTCCGCCAATTCGGCAGGAGGAAAAGTTTTATGATATTCGTGCCAATAAATGTCCATCTTGGCTGGAAATGAAAACCATCGAGGATTCGGGCCGCATCTATACGGCTGTCCAAAAATTATGTGCCAAATATTTTCAAGAAATAACGGAAAATAATCTGTTCCTTCATTCATTACAAGATTGTACCAACGATTCCAATCTTGTTTAGGATACCTTCGTATTGCCTCCCTTGAAACTATAAATTGGGCGCCTATAGGGGCCTCTAGTCTGCAGCCATAAACAGGCTTATCTTCTTCTTTGAATCCAAACAGGTTCCAATAAGTTTCTATTTTCATCCAATTCTCCGTCTCGTCCAAAAAGTGATACAGTCTAAAATAATTATTCAAAGAAATAAAGTCGTGTATTTCTCGTTGGGCTCCTTCAATAACTTCTAAAAGAGGGTGATCATGACACTGATGGTACGCAGTCTCATGGCCATGAATAAATGCTACATGATCTGGCAGGTTTTCGTAATTCTCTACTATGTACTTGATGTAGACTGAACTTTCTTTTCCCTTGTTTGGTATTATATATTTAGGAACTAACGGGGACGGATCAGCACCCTCCTTGTCTATAAGGTTCACTGGCCATGGAGACTTGAGGAGCCAGCTAAGATCTTCTTTCCAGTGGCTCGTGACTATTTCAAGCGTCATGAGTTAAATTAAATTTAATTTTTTAAGTATTTCCTGATTGCCTGGGAGAGGTACCGAATCGGGCCTAGGAACCAAGGGTGTCTTGCCGTCTGTGTGGAGACCAGACGCGATCCAGGCCTCGAACATCTCTGGAGTCTCTGAAAATCTCTGAATATCGCGACCGTGTGCGTACGTCTGGTGTTTGTTCCAAACGTGCTTCGCCGAACCAAAACTACTCAGGTGCCAACCAGCCTCTGTAAACTTTGGGAACTTCCAGCGATTTTCCCGAAAGTAATTAGGCCCTGCTCGCTTGAAGAGTTCACAGTTGGTGATGACCGTGCCGAACCACGGCTCTCCAGTAAACAGATACTTGAGCGAATACTCAAACATCCACATATGGACGGCGCTAACCACGTAGGGTAGATTTTTAAAAGGAATTTTAGTCAAGTCTGGAATCTCGTCAACGTCACTGATCATAACTGTCGCCTCGTTGGGTACTCCTTCGAGGCCCCGAAGAATGCACTCGCGCTGGTGCTTCTCGCGACACCAAGGATCGTACTCTTTGGGGGACTCCTCCGCGGTCACGATAACGTGCTCAATCTTGTGAATCCACTTTTCAAAACGCTTCTTGTTCCCTTGAAAAAAGAGTTCCTTTGCCGTCCCCACGTGGTTAAGCTCCGACTCTACGAGCACGAAACGATCCACGTGCTCGTCAAGCAAAGACAGTCGAAGTTCGAGGACATCGAGCTCGTTATAGAACATGAAAGTGTCTACGAGCATTTATAATTGTAGTACAGCTTTCCCTTATGTTCAAGACTTTTCAAAATATTTTTATTGTTTTCGAGATGAGAACCTCCAGCCACATGGTGAAGCGCATCGGGCTCGAAACCAAAAGAGTACTGCCTGACCTGGGTCACGTTGCACTCTGGGGTAAAAACCTCCTTGCGCTGAATACCCTCCTTCTCTAGGAGATTACAGAGGATCATATCGTCGTGCCACGTCACTTCGAGCAACTCGCGAAACTCTGGAAGGACCCTCTGGATCCACTCGGCCCTGACGATGACTGATCCGTAGCCCTCGAGCACGTCTATGGGCTGGCCGTGTTGGCGGAGAGGGTGCCTCTTGAAATAGTTTTCAAAGGTGAATCCAGAGAGACCCCACGCACTTGTAGGATCTACCCTGTGCCACTTGAGAAGGTTCGTGACGAGCCGAGAATCGTATGCAGTATCATCATCGAGATACACTATGATGTCATCTGCCGAGAGCTTGAGAGCAGGTCCTATAAATTTTGTCGCAGGGCCAAAGTCCTCACAGTCTGCGTTGATTCGAACCTTTGGGTGGACTGTGTACAGATCTTCGGGGACCTGTCCATCCCATTCTGGCCAACGGTTGTACTTGCGAGGCAGGTTGAGCCAGACCTCGTGGCAAACTTGATCACACAGATTTTTGAGAATTGGCACGAGATATGGAAAACGGGGGGGAGTGCTCGTGAGGCTTACTACGACCTTCATAAATAAATTGTATTTTTAATCTCTAAATAGAGTAGATGTCGTTCTCTGAGACGATAATTCCCTCAGGGACTATACTCTACAAGGGTCTTCCCGTGAGTTGCGACGTTCTCCTCAAGGATCTCCGCGCGTTTTACCTCACGGACCGTCCTGAGCAAGCGAGACAGTACGGACAAGTCTGCAGTTACCGTGTCAAAAAGACCCTCCGTCTCTTCAACATGACTCATGAAAATATAAGAATTCTTTTGAGGGGGCCTGACCTCGACTTTCGGACCAAGCGCCGCCTTCAAGTTGCCTTTGGCACGAACACCACTCTGTCCGTGCAGGTCCGCAAGCTTGCCAAGCACGCTGGAAAAGAAAATTTACCAAAAGTTTCTGTAAAAGGACGCCGTGGGGAACGCGCCTCGTGGACCGACCTAAACAGAATTCTAGACATGTATTTTTCCAGAGAGTTTCTGATCAAGTACGGCTACGACGGATACTATGCAGCCGCCAAACGGTCCGTCTTTCACGAAGGTCACTTTAATTCTGAAATTATGTTGACTAATGCGTACCAGAAGATCGAGCGGGCCCACGACCGCCTCCCTGTGGCTTCCCGCCGTGTCCTTCTCTTCCCACAAACAATTTCTAGACTTTTTCTCGAGTACAGCAAGCGGCACCGAAGTCTCCTGAAAACTTCAAAAGAATTTACTGTATTTTGTACGGGTGGACAAGCGGTCAACCTTCTGCTCAGGGGACTCAAGAGAAAGATACCGAAGTTGATCCGCGGAACGACCGACTTTGACATGAGTTTTGCAGTTCCCGAACCTATAAGAACCTTGGGGGCCCTCAAGCGCAAGGCCGAGGCGATGCGCAAGTTTATGCTCGCTCACGTCACTGGATTTGTAAATTTCATAAACAGAAACTACAAGGGTGCCCGCGCCACCTTCCGCATGAACAGGCTCGGCCAAGGGACCCTCGCGCCCCGCCTTCAGGTACCAGCGACCAAGCGCCGCACATACCTTGTGCACAACTGGCAAATTATAATAGGGCGTAACGTCGTCGACCTCGCGGATGCAGCACTTGCTCTTTACCCAGGGGCCTCGCGCAAGTGGCTCAGTAAGCGCTTCTCGTCGGCGACTGGTATTCCGATCCAGCAACTCAAGTACCAATTCATAGACACCCTTGCGATCCTTTCAGGGTCCTTTGTTCACAAGGGGGTCGTGAAGCAGAGGAATCCACTGACTGGAAAAAAGATGGAAAAAGGATTAAAAAATGTAGAACGGGTCAACCAACTGTCTCGCGTCGTAGCCCTTCACGCAAAAGATTATAAAAATATTGTTCCCGCGACCCTGAAGGCGAGAGCCTTGCTGACCAAGATTCGAACGGGCCACTTGCCCGGCGCAGAAGCTCGAGCGCGTTCGGCCAATCGAATTCTCAAAAATCTGGGTTCTGTGTCCAAGGGAAGGGCAAAGATGACTCATTGAATCACGAACAAACAAAGACAAATGGCCAGCACTAGCTTCTTCACCCAGGCTGCCGCTGCTGACTTCCAGGCTCACATCGCGACCCTGCCCAAGGTCAAGAAGGCAGGTTCTGTGGCCAAGGACTCGCCCACAAATACGGAGACTCCTAAGACAAACACAATGGCTGCCTCGATGTTCGCTCAGGCCTGCGATGCTCTCGTCCGCGAGCGCGACCGTGTCTTCCTCCTCAAGGTTTCTGAGGACTACAAGATTCCCTTTGAGGAGCTGGAGGCCAAGTACCTGAATGCAGCCGAGGCGGCTATCAAGGTGCCAAAGAAGCGCAAGGCCAAGGTGACTGTCGAGGGAGCCAACAAGTGCCAGGCGCAGACGGCCAAGAAGGGACCCTGCAGCTTCAGCGCGCTCAAGGGTGAGTGCTTCTGCAAGCGCCACCTGGCTGCTCAAAACGCAGAGCCCAAGCCTCCAAAGCCTGCAAAGGAGCCAAAGGAGAAGGTGGTCAAGCCGGTCAAGGTGGAGCCGGCTCACAGCCACCCGCCGAGCGACACCCGGGTCGATGACTGCGACCTGTGCGAGTCGCACGGCTCGGCCCTTTCGGAGGAGGAGGATTTCGAGATTATCATGCCAGCAGATGCAGAGAAGGAGATGTTGGAGGGGTCTGACGGAGAATATGATGATGAGTAGTGTAAAGAATTAAGCTTTTATTAAGTAAATGAGTCGCTGGTCTCCCCCTTTAGATTGGAAATTTGTCGCGTCTCACATGCGTCCAGAACTTAGAGAGAATTATGCAGCACGCTGCGAAAAGTGGCACAGAGATAATCCTCCGAGACCTCCCCCTCCTCCACCTCCTCCTAAACCTGGATCAAAAATCGATCCCGACCTTTTACAAAAAGCCTTTCGAAAGTATGGAGCGGTCGTCCCTATTCCAGAACTTTTCAAAAGTGGATACTCGAAAGAGGAGGTGGCGAAGGTTGTGGCTAGGCGAAAGTGGTACAGGGACCATGACGCCGCCCTTCAGAGAGAGATTGAGAGGAGATGGCCAGGTGGTAAAACAAAACCTAAGAAGGTTATCAAGGCGGTAAATAAACGATTGCCTTCAGTAAATATAAAATGAGTTGGGCAGATATGGCTGATGAAGAAGATAAAGTCGCTCGTCTGGCCGATGCAGCCAAAATGTTTCACAAGGTTCCCAAGCCTCCTCTGATGGTTCTAGAACCTCTGGTGACCCCAGAACCGCCCGAACCGTCCCGATGGATACCCCCGCACGCGCGCAAACTGGTGGATTCATCCAAGCAGAAGCTGAAAAACTTATTTTATAAAGAAAAGAACCTCAAATAATACAAGATGAAGTCGTGCGACGTTTGTACCGAAAAATACAACAAAACTACACGGGCCCCAATCAAGTGCCCATGGTGTCCATTCAATCAGTGTGCTACGTGTGCCGAGACCTATATTCTCGGTCACTCATCAGACCCTCATTGTATGAATTGTAAGAAGCAGTGGTCTCGAGAGACGCTCCATGATAATTTTTCAAATAAATTTTTAAATACTACTTTGAAGGCTCGTAGAGAGGCTTTGCTCTTTGAGCGCGAGAGGAGTCTCATGCCCGAGACTCAGCCCTACGTAGAGGCTGAGATCAGAGTCAGAAAGCACGCAAACAAAATCCTAGAAATACAAAAAGAGATTGATGCGCTGAGAAAGGTTTCTGCAGAAAAGTATTCTCTGGCCCTCGGTCCGCTCGCAGTCGAGCACGGAGTTTCGAACGACCTGGAGGCTGAGATTATCCGGTATGGAATGGTTATGGAGAATAACAAGATTATAAGACGCCTCGAGTGTGATATTGCCGTGAATGAGTTTGCGCGCCAGGCGTGGCTGAATGGAGGAACAAGAGTGTCTCAGACGAAGCGTACTTTTGTGAGAGCCTGCCCTGCGAATGATTGTAGTGGGTTCCTGAGCACTGCGTGGAAGTGTGGCCTGTGTGAGATCTGGGCCTGTCCTGAGTGTCACGAAGTCAAGGGTCTGGACAGAGACGCTCCTCACACGTGCAAACCTGAAAACATAGCCACTGCAAATCTCCTGGCCAAGGATTCTCGGAACTGCCCAAAGTGCGCTTCTATTATATTCAAAATTAACGGCTGCGATCAAATGTGGTGTACCCAGTGCCACACTGCATTTTCGTGGAACACTGGCCGCGTGGAGACTCATCGGGTTCATAACCCTCACTACTATGACTGGATGCGCCAAAACGGAAATCTCCCGCGCGAACCCGGGGACATTCCGTGCGGAGGACTCCCCCCCATTGAACACCTTCCAATGATCTTCACGAGACAGAATATGTACGGTCCGGACATGAGAAGTCCCACAAAGAAGCAACTCGGAAACATACACAGAACACACACGCACATACAGTGGGTCACCATGGGAAGGTACATCGCAGAAGACAGGGCCACAGGGAACAGAGACCTTCGTATCAAATATATGCTCAAGGATTTCACGGAGGAGGTGTTCAAGAAAAAGTTGCAGCAGCGCGAAAAGGCTCGTGAAAAGAAGGAGGCGATTCGTCAGGTCCTAGAGATGTATCAAGCGGTTACCGTCGATCTGTTCCGCACACTCATGGCGAACAATGATGAGAATGCGGCCATTCAGGCGTTTCACAACCTGAAAGATCACGCAAATGAATGTTTTGCAAAGATTTCAAAAAGATTTACAAATTGTGCAACTCCAAGGATCGGTGAACATTTTGAGTGCTACTAGTAATGGTCAGGCTTGGACCCCTACAGCTAGGGTCGACCTGCTGGTTCTATTCGTCACTGAACGCCTTTCTCCTGAGTGACGTGGGACGAGTCATTCTATACAACCGCATGACTGAGGTTTTTGAAACTTTTAACAATAAAAATAAAAATTATTTTCTCTCTCATGACCGGGCTCCGTGTCCTGCAAGAACTCGGACCAAGTATGACGTGCATTTTTGGAAATTTATAGATCAATACATTTGTGCGTATCGGCAGAATCGCGAGGTGCCTTGGCGCGCGAGCACGAGCCCCAAGCTCCTTCAGGCTCTGAATTTATGGAATAATAACACTCGCAGAGATCCTCGTAACAGCGGAGGATTCCCGCATATTGAGATTAACGCAATCCTCGAAAGTCTCGGACTTTCCTCAAAATACAAGACTATAGACTGGGGCGTTCGTCGTTTAGTCTCTGCCGGAAAAGAGACGCAATTTTTAATAATGTTGGATCAAAAGAATGATCCGTACAATAGAAATTATATACCGATAAAGACTCTTGCTCCCAAGATTCGTTCTGGAACCGAAATGTTCAGTCTGGCTTCAGTGATTATCAGCATTCAAGAAGGCGAAGATGGTCACGTAGTCACTGGATATATATCAGGTGGAAGAGGGTACATCTTTGATTCAAACTACGATAAGACTACTCTTTGCAGGTGGTGGAGGCCCGCCGAGCTCGCGGCGGTTCTTTCGCGAGGTAATTTCAAACAATATGGGACGGTATATGGTTTCAGTTTTGCACTCTACACAAAAGATTCGTTTGTGCGGAGTGTCAAGGTGACTTGCCGGGCCGCCGCAAGGGCCCAACCTCTCAAGCCTTTGCGTAACTATGTCAATGCCCCCGTACATATTCTACACAACAGTCAGATGCCGCCAGCGGAGATACGGGCGATCCTTCAGTACAGGAAACACATGAGTCTCAATAACGCGCGGACTCTGTACCGAAACGGTCTGCGTCTCGGAAGTAACTTTTCTGAAAATATTAGAAAAATTGTTAATAATAAAAATTCTTTCAACAAGGAGGTGTCCAGAAAGCGCGCATTTAACAAGGTTAACTCGGCCGTGGCCAAGGGTCGGACTCGCGTGACTCGCGGAGTGCGTCAGAAGGTGGCGCCTCACCTTTCCCCTTCCTCGCTTCGTAAGCTCTTTGAGGAGGTGAAGAACCTTGCACGGAGCCCAAAAAATAATAAAAATAATAAGTAGATGAGTTGCGGAAACGGGGCTCTTCAGACCCGAGGGACCTGTTGGTTCTTCAGCATAATAAACGGGTTTCTTCTGTCGAGTGCAGGTCAGAAGATACTTTTCGATCATCTCGAAATTTTTTACAAGAGTCTCGACGCGACCGAAAAGGCTTACTTTGATGACGGCATAGACGCCCCGTGTCCATTCAAGGCTAACATTATCAAAACAAAAAGAATATATTTTTATAAATTTTTGGATCAGTACCTGTGCTACAGGTCAGGACCGCGTTCAATGTCTCTACAAGCTAGGAAATCAGCAAATATCCTGAAAGGAGTGAGTGTTGCGGGAACTTTCGCAAAAGCCCATGCAGGAGGTCAGGGCGCATACACTGGAGAAGAACTTCCAAAAGTTCTCAAACACTTGGGAATCACGGATTATGGAGTTGCTGGTGAAACTGGTGTGTTAAAATTTGAGTACAAAGGAAAAAGCCCTCACTTTGTAATTTGCAAACCAGAAGATGCTAGAAGAGGATATATGGGACGTGTTCCTAAATTTAGACCCTCGACATATTCTCTATCGTTTTGTTCAATCACGATAGGAAACTCTAGGGCTCCGAACACGAGTGCCCACAAATTTCACGCAATTACTGGATTTATTTGCGACGGAAAAGGATACCTCTTCGATTCGAACCAGAGAAAGCCATTTCCTTGCAATTGGTGGATATGGGGATCTCTCAAAGATGTTGTGGACAATGAAGTTGCCAAAATTTACGACCATTTCTCAGGAGGTCAGATAAATTACATGGGATATGCGTATGTTGCTTTTACTAAAAATTCTTACATCGAAGGAATAAACCCCGTGTGCCGGCTCAAGTACAAGAAGACCAAGACGCCCTACATGACACAATATTTGCTCGAGAAATCAAACTTTTTAAATCGTCTTGAAGAAGGAAAATATGGAAATTATAAACCTGCCCAGATTGCGGCTCTTAAACGCGCTCACGCGCGAGCTCGTGTTCCTGGGAAAAAACCAAATTTAAATAAAGCATTTTTTAATTCTCGTCTAGAGTCTAGTAAATCTCTTGAAAACGGTCTTCAGATTGTTAAGAATCTTGAGAGTGCCGGATACACAAAAAATCAAGCGGAATACACTAAATACGTGGAGGCTCTTCGTAAAAAGTTCAAAACGGAGTCTCCAGTGGCAGCCAATCTGTTTGAGAATGCCAAGCGCCGGATGGAGGCCGCAAAATTCAAATACCAAAAAGAGGCTATTTACTCACAGGTTTGGAAGAAACTTCCTGTTCAACAGAGAAAAATTTTGTCTGAATTAAGAAAAGGCACTGTAACCAAAAAGCCGAGCCCACCGCCCAAAAAGCCGAGCCCACCGCCCAAAAAGCCGAGCCCGGCGGTTAGCCCACGGACCGCTCGCCGAAAGAATATTGAATCAAAATTTGCAAACTATTGGAAGGCTCTGACAAAGAACAACAGAAACACGGTCAGGGGATACATTGCCAGGCACGCGAGCCCCGTGAAGGTCCCGAGCCCTGCGGCCCCGTTGTTAAAAAATGTAATGGTACGTATAAATGCGACCAAGACGGCTGTGGCCCGCAAGGCTATCCTCAAGAACATCCGTGGGAAGATCAACGCATCAAATTACAAACTTTTCTCAAAATATGTGAAGGAAAAAAATCAGGCAAATCGCAATCATCGCGCGGCCAAGAAGGCCGCTTAGAGAAAATAATCTCTTTTCTAGTAGTAAAAATGCAAATCTTTGTAAAGACTCTTACGGGCAAGACAATCACACTCGAGATTGAGTCTTCGGACACGATCGCGAATGTAAAGGCTAAGATTCAAGACAAGGAGGGAATTCCGCCTGATCAGCAACGACTTATTTTTGCAGGAAAACAGCTTGAGGATGAACGCACGATGGCAGATTACAATATCCAGAAGGAGAGTACTTTGCACCTCGTTTTGAGGTTGCGTGGAGGTTTTAAGACCCTTCAACGCTAGGAGGTGGAGAAACTTCCCTGAGACTCTCAATTCTCAGAGCGTTCCACAAAGACTTTCCACGGGCGCCAGACTCGAAAGACGACCTGTCTGGAGTAGACCCTCCAAAACTAAAGAGTCTTCTCCTGACGGAAGGTTCTTCAATAGTTAGACACACGTGGTTCTCCAAGTTGACCTCTATGGGGTTTGCATTTTCAACCGCCGCATTAAATTCAGCAAAACATTCTTGTATAAAACTTTTTCCATCCGTCTGTCGCTGGGGCGCATCAATACTGAGTTCTTTTGAGATTTTCAGAGCCAGACGTTTCGTAAGCATAGAAGCCTGCATGGCCTTTGTTTGGCGCTCGCCAATTTTAAGATAGAGTTGAACGGATCCGAGGACGCCCGTACCTGCAGAGAGGACTGCGTTCAGTACACTGACGTATTTTTGGTCGACGAAAGAGTTGAGGCCGACTGCTGTGAGGCCATTGACGGCCGATAGGACGAGGATGGGGATGTTGTACCGACGGGCCGATGCGCTATATCTCGTGTATTCTGCGGCGAAGTGCTTCTGGTACGCGTTACATTGTCTCTCCAACTTGGCCAAGAACTCCTCCTCCCGCTGGAACCATTCGTGATTCATCCTTACTTTGATCCGAGAAAAAACGCGACTCTACATCTCCAGAGACTGCAGGAAAGTTGATGAGAAGAGCCTTTGAAATGCCCGTTAAACGCATGTAATTTCGAGCCTGATTAACAAATTCATCCCTTAGTTTGGTGGTTGATTTGAGTTCTACAACCATCTCTCCGTTTATAATCAGGTCGGCCCGTAAGTTCCCCACGTTGTGATTACGGTACGGGATGGTGATGATGCGCTCAGTCTCGTAGGGCACGCCAGCCAGTCGCAGTTCTACCTCGAATGCGTTGTGATAGACTCGCTCGCTGAATCCGGGGCCGAGTTCGGTCCAAATTCTTGCCGCCATGTCGAGAAGGTCTTGGGCCAAAGAATCCATGATGTGTGTCTTAGGGTCTTAAGGTCCTGAGCCTCTAAGTCACGAAAAAAAATGTCGGTCCTCTCTATCATCAAGCGTCTCGAGGCGACCGCGAGCCGCAACGAGAAGGAGTCGATCCTCAAAGCGAACGCGGCGAATCCCCTCCTCAAGGAGGCTTTCCGGCTGGCTCTCGACCCTATGGTCAATTTTTACATAAAGCAAATTCCGGCTCCCATGAGCTACATTCAGCCTCTTTCGCTCGGCCCGGCATTTACAAATCTTTCTCAGCTTTCGAGTCGTTCTATTCGGGGCGATCTCGCCAAAAACTTTCTGTCCCGCACGCTCGGCGGACTTGATGAAGACGATCAGGAGGTTCTGAGGAGGGTGATTGGCCGCAATCTCAAGTGCGGCGTGAGCGAATCGACTGTCGAGAAAATCTGGCCCGACCTGCAGTTGTCCTATCCTTGTATGCTGGTCAGTCCTATGAACGGATCGACCAAACTAAAGTTTCCTATGATGGCCCAGACCAAGATGGACGGCATGCGGTTCAACGCGATTGTGGAGAACGGGTCAGTCTCGTACCGTTCGCGAAACGGCAAAGAGCTCGACCTCTTCGAGACGCTCGACGATGACTTTCTGAAGATGGCTGACGGCTCTGACCTCGTGTTCGATGGAGAGCTCCTGGTCACCGGGCCGCAGGGCAAGGTCCTGGATCGAAAGACTGGCAACGGGCTCCTGACCAAGTTCCAGAAGGGCACGGGGACTGAGGAGGTGGCGAAGCGCATCCGGGCGGTCGTCTGGGACAGGATCCCTCTGGCCGACTTTCGCAGCGGCTCGTGCAAAATTCCGTGCCATTCGCGCTGGACCCTGCTTGAAGGGACGGGGACGAACAGGGTCAGAGTCGCTCAGACCACTATGATCAACACCATCGGTATCGCACAGGCTCTGTATCAAGAAAAGCTGGCCGAGGGCGAGGAGGGCCTGATTCTCAAGGATCCGAAGGGTCCCTGGGAGAACAAGAGGGTCAAGCACCAGGTGAAGATGAAGGCTGAGCTGGAGGCCGACCTGATGTGTACAGGCACTACGGCCGGCACAGGCAAGTACACGGGAATGATCGGAGCCCTGGAGGTTCAGTCAGCAGACGGAAAGGTCAAGTGCTCTGTAGGGACGGGACTGAGCGACGAAGAGAGGCGCTCGGACCCGGGTGAGTTTGTGGGGAAGGTTCTTTCGGTCAAGTACAACGCGCTCATCACCGATAAGAAGACGGGGGCGTCCTCGCTGTTCCTGCCCGTGTTTGTGGAGATTCGTCTAGATAAGGACAAGGCTGACACTTTGTAATAGATGGTAGATCTTCGAACTATTGAAATCGTCTATTTGCACGGCCCGCATCGCCCCGAAAGAAAGGAACACATGGAAAAAATGCTCAAAGAGGCGGGTCTTCAAGGGGAGTGCCATGTGGGCTACTGTGACAAGGGCAGACATAGCGGCGTCCTGGGTCTTATAGAGTTGTTCAAGAAACGCCTAGAGGGCGAGTTTAGGCCTTTTATATGTCTAGAGGATGATTGTAACACGACGCCGTGGTTCCGCCATGTGATAGACATTCCTGAAGATGCTGATGGAGTATACCTGGGAATCAGCAAGTGGAGTATGCACCCTCATTTTGACCAGGCTATCATGGCGTATCAGGGGGGTCCTCTCGACCAGTGCCCAGAGGTTGTGCGTCTCGTGAACATGCTTTCAAATCACGCAGTCCTTTTTCTTACGAGGCGATGGGCCGAATCATGTCTTGCAGACTATCAGAAGACGGCTACGTGGGAATCACCTGACTATGACATTCTTCAATCGAGAAATCAATTCTCTTTTAATATCTACGCCCTTAAGAGACCTGTATTCTATCAGTGCAAAGAGATGGGCGGTCACGAGGAGGCTACGTTATTTATATTAGGATAGGGCCAGTGTCGGAGGATTTCAGAGCATCGGAGGTAGTCCTCTAGGCTCTTGCGCTCTTGGTAAAGCTCGTGAGCCTTTTCTGGAAGCAAAGTGCAAATGCTCGACCAGTCATCCTTGAAGCGTCCGATTTGATCCCAGCACACGACAGTCTTGGTCAGGCCCTTGAAGTCATAGAATCGTGAGATGACATAGTCGTCGCTCAGATACAGAGAAGCCTCTTCCCCCTTTTGAAGTGGAGGAATATCCGGAAACCCGTAGAATGATGAAAGTTTCGTCATGGTCCCAAAGCCTTGTTGAAGTATTTCCGATGGAGAGCCATGTCCGACTCGCACGTTGTACTCCAAGGGTTTCAGACCGTAAGATTCCGCCTTTTCAGGGTACAAGAGTCCTGAGTAGCCCACGACTCCTCCAAACTTGTTGTAGCCTTCGAGGAGACCTGCGATGAAGAGAGGTGAGTAAACAATATCGTCATCCATAGTCACAACGAGGGTATCGGGATCTCTTTCCACTGCCAGGATAGGAAGTATTTTGTTGAGGCAGCAACGATCCTGACTGATTTCGAGGATCGTGACTCCTATTGCGTCAAGAACTGGCTTGAGCCACGGTGCGAGTTTCTCTTCGAAACGCACATATTCGTCAGGAATGTTTATATACATCGCGTCTGGTTTTATGTTTCCGTTCTTGACGCTCATGATAGCCTTGATGACGGCCACTTCCCTTGTCGGAATGACTGTCATGGTCGTGACGATTCGGACCATTTAAAGTTAATCAAACTTTACCTTTAAATGATTGTCATCGTGCCTTGTGGAGGTCTTGGGAATCTATTGTTTCAGCACGCAGCCGGGTGGGCCCATGCCAAGGAGCAGGGCCGGGAACTCGGGGCTATAGGATGGTACCCCCACCCCAATATTCAAGAATATCCTGCATATAAAAAATTTGGTGAATTTTCAAATCTATTCAAACACGTGAAGATGGTCACGGAAGCAGAGGGAGTGACTTGGAGTGAGCCCCGCTTCACATACGTGCCCATACCCTTGTCTGCCCGTGTATTAAACGGATACTATCAGTCATGGAGGTACTTTGACAAGTACAGAATCGAAATCAGGGACCTCTTGCGGTCGAACGAGCCTGAGGTATGGGCAGAACAAAAGTCTCGGTTTTCTGGAGGAGTTTGTGTCCACGTTAGGTGGGGTGGCGATGGTCGGAAACTTTTCGCCGTCAACCAGACGGTCCTCCCCAAAGAGTACTATCTTGAAGCCATGAAACTTTTTCCAAACAATAAATTTTTATTGTTTTGTGAAGAACCGGATCTAGTCACGGACCTGACAGGGCCGAATGTGGAGGTCATCCACGAGCCCGACCCACTCAAGACCTTTTTCTTGATGTCTCTCTGTGACCACTTTATCATTGCAAACTCTACTCTGTCTCTGTCTGCCTACTACATGCGCGAAAACGAGGCAGCACGACTTGTCGCCCCCCGTGCTTGGTTTGCGCCTGGTCGAGGGCCTGCTTACGACATCAATGATTTAATAAAACCAGGACCGAATGTCGTGTTGATGTCTTGAGTCGTGACGAACTGGTTATTACCTATGTAGAGGCCAAACTTGTGGACTATGTCGGCATTTGGAGCAGCAGTGTCCTTCCACTTTGCGAGAAACGGCTGGCGCAGGAGGTTTCCAGCAACCACGGGTCTGTACTCGACCCCGCGTGCATCAAAATATTTTTTGAGTTTTTCATAAACTTCATTATTCTTGCATATGAAAGGGAATACGAAACAGCTATTTGATTCTGTATACTCGGGCAGATGAAAGTACTCGCCCAGTCCTTTCATGTTTTCGCAAAAAACTTTATAATTATTTTTTCTAATCTCGATGAACGAGTCGAGTTTGGGGAGTTGCGTGAGTCCTAGGACCGCGCCAATCTCAGTGTTTCTAAAGTTATAGCCATCGGTCATGAACAGAAACTTGCTATTGATGTCTGGATATTTTTCAGTGGCCGCCTTGAAGTACTCGGGCGACATCTCTCGGGCGAGACCGTGGCTTCGTTTCAGTCTCATAAGTTCGTAGAGTTCACGGTTGTTCGTGGAGACCATCCCTCCCTCGATGGTCGTCATATGATGGCCAAAATAGAAGCTAAATGTGGCTCCCGTGGAGTCGGCCCCTCGGCGTTTCCCATCTGGTCCGGTCACTCCGTGCGACTCACAGATGTCTTCGATAAATATGGCTCCTGGATAGAGTTCCTTGAGTTTCTCAATAGGGGCGTCGAGGCCGAGGAGATGCGTAACGAAAACCATCTTGATAGACGGATCTGGCTTGAGTTTATCAGTATCGAAGCTAAAGTGTCTTAGAGAAATATCAGCAAATACGGGCTCTAGGCCGAGCTGAATGATGGGGCTCACGTTTGTGACCCACGTGTTTGTGGGAAGGAGGACCCGAGAGCCGTTCGGCACCTTGAAGAGCTCCTTTACGGCCGCGACGAGGAGGAGATTCGCCGTGCTCCCGGATGACACGTAGAGTGAGTGCTTGCACCCGAGCCACTTGGACCAGGCCTCCTCAAAGTCCCGCACCTTTTGCCCATTCGTATACTGCCCAGTCTCCAGTATAAACTTTATCAGTTTTAGTTTGTCCCATAGGGTCAGGGCATCCTTCATGAGAGGCCACTTCATTAGACCTAAGGCCTATTAATTCTTTAGTTAAAAGAATATTTTACTTTTCAGGTAATGAAGGTACTCGTTACAGGGGGTTCTGGTCTGTGCGGGAAGGCGCTCCAGAGGATCCGACCTGACTGGATCTATGTGGATTCCAAGACATATGGGTCTCTGACAAAACTGGAAAATGTTCAGAAGATGTTTGCAGACATGAAACCGGATGTGGTGGTTCACTTGGCTGCAAATGTGGGAGGAATTATGAAGAATATGAATAACATGGAGGTTATGTTCGAGGACAATATTCTCATGAATACATTTGTACTCGGCGAGGCGGCCAGGTCAGGTGTGTCTAAAATTGTTAATATTCTTTCTACGTGTATTTTTCCGGACGAACCGACACTTGAGCTGACTCCGGATGTTATCCACGCCGGTCCTCCTCACCCGAGTAACGCTGGGTACGCTTACGCAAAAAGAATGTCTTACTTTCACTCGCAGATTCTACCTGTAAAGGTGGTAAATCTCATACCCGCAAATCTTTACGGTCCAAACGATAACTTCTCGCTCGAGACGAGCCACGTTATACCCGCTCTCATAAATAAGGCTTCAAAAGGGGAACTGAAGGTTATGGGTACAGGTAAGGCGCTTCGGCAATTCCTACACGTTGATGACTTTACTAGAATTATTACTTGGTCCGTCGAAGAGTTGGACTCGGCCCCCAAGGGTGTTATTTGCGCTCCCAAGGAGGAGTGCTCTATCAAAACCCTGGCGGAAATTATTGGAAGGGCTTATGGTCTTGAGCCCGTGTTTGTAGATGGCCCTGATGGACAGATGCGCAAGTATGCCATACCCGGAGAATGCCCCTCTCCTCGTATTGGATTGGAAGAGGGTATATTATCCACTATTAAATGGTTTAACGAACAAGACAACACATGAAGTGTTTTTTGTTAGCTTCTCTACTCGTTCGTCCAATAACGTTTGGTTCTAGCAACACAAGGATCAGAATCTCAACGGTTACCAGACTGCCTAATACCCTGTATGTACTGTCGATAAAAGTTTTAAAAAGAAAAACCATCTATCTATTGCCGGGTGAAGGTTTCCATCATATACAGTCTCCACAATATCGGGATTCTTTACACATAGTCTGGCTATTACTGACTGGTCAGAACTCACACACAAACCTTGAGAAAGATATTCTACAAAGACCTCATCGTATACTTTAGAGTATCTTTTCCAGGCCTCCTTATATCCGGCAATAATAGCTCCAGCCACATATATGTTTTCAAATTTGAAAAATTCAATATCTTTTGAAATTTCTGGCTCCATAAGTTGTATCATAATCTTGTCTCTCGGAACAGCGTCGTGGTTCTTTCCAAATGTAGGGGCGAATAACTTCCAGTAATCTTGTCGTATACATCCGGCATCGGTCCAAATGTATGGTTCATCTAAATTGGTCAATTCAATTGCTCTCTTAACAAACTCCTTCTTATTGTACCATATGGCTCCCAGTTCAGGTGTTTGGTGGCGCGCATCGGCCAAAGTGGACTGATGATTCCAAAAGTCTCGTCCATATTTTTTATAAGATTCTATTTCATATACCGAATCATATAAAACAAATTGAATAGGTAAATGCGATGGACGGAGCGAGCGCATCTCATCTACGAGATCAGGACTTGTGAAAAATACAACAGGACTTTCTACCCATTCTAAAAATCTCTTGAGATGAGGAATGTAGAATTCGTGACTTTGTTTAGAAGGAATTTTAAAATAGGCCGTGACTATCATTCTATACTATAGAATAATAATACCTCTAAGTAAAGATATTTATGATTGTCTCCATCGTTTGTTTTTATACTTAAAGTATTTGAGCTTTATGAATTCATGAAGATTGCTTGTGTGTCGTTCTCTTCTCAGACCCCCCCAAAGGCATGGGGCGCGGTCGAGATTCTCATTTGGGAATATTCGCTCTTCATAGCAAGAGATTATCCAGATGTTGATTTCAGAATTTTCAATTCGAGTGATGAAGTGAATATTTCTGAAATAAACGACTTTGGACCTGACTATGTGCACATTCATACGGATGGTTTTCATATTATTCCGCAACTCAAGTGCTCTAATATAATCGTATCATGCCACTGGGGATATCTAGACCAGATCCACCTGGGTATCCGCGAGAGCGATGCCTGGCACGCACATCTAGTCCATACAACTTGTAAAAACTCTTGGAAGATTTTTTGTTCGTCTGATTCTATACGCGAACAATACCTGCGTTTCGGTGCGAGACCAGATAGGCTTTTTATTAGACCAAATGGTGTTAATGATGAGATATTCAAGTTTACAGATGAGCCACGATGTCCCGACAGGTCTGTATATCTGGCGCGCATCGAGCCACGTAAGCGCCAGCACCTTTTCCAGAGTATAGAAAGTCTCTATTTTGTCGGACCTTATGAAAATGGCCCGTTCGTCAAATCAAGTGAGCGTTGGCTAGGAGAAATGACGAAAAATGAACTCTATGAAAGTCTTACCGATTGGGGAAATTTGGTTCTCCTTAGTGATGGTGAAGCGCACGCCCTCGTTGTTGCGGAGGGTCTTGTGTGTGGGCTCGGCGTGGTTGTGTCGGAACGGGCCGCTGCTAATCTTGATACACGACTTCCGTTCATAGACGTCATTCCTGAAGACATGATTAGTGATCTGGCCTATGTAGAATCTATCATAGTGAGAAATAGAGAGACTTCCCTGAAGATGCGAGTAGAGATACGCGAGTGGGCCCGCAAGACTTTTGGATGGAAGAATATAGTTAAAGATTATATTTCAGATATTACGAAATGAGCGTGACTTTTCTTCTTTGTGGAGCTCTTGGGAATTTTATATTTAAGCATAATGCCGCCTATGTTTATGCAAAGGAGAATGGTCTTGAACTCCAAGTATATAGGGAAGAAGGGCTGAAGACATGGGCGACGTGTCACTCTATAGACTGGTACAAAGATCTTTTTAAGCATGTTAAATATGTGGATAATTATGACAGAGATTCTGTATATGAAGAGCCCAATTTTACGTGGGATCCCTTGCCAGAAGGCGTTAAAGTAATAAATGGTTCTTTTCAGTCATGGAAATATTTTGACAAATATACAGAAGAAATTCGTGACCTGTTCCGAAAGAATGACTCTGTAACCTTTACAAAGATGGTGTCTAAATATCAAGAAGTGTGTTCCGGAAAAGAAACTGTATGTATTCATATTCGCAGAGGTGATTACTTGCTCGCACCGGACTTCCACACCTTAGTCGGGGAAGAGTATTACACAAAATCTCTTGAAAATTTTAATAAGAATAATGTTAAATTATTAATTTTTTCAGATACTCTACAGATGGTAGAAGGCTGGGCATTATGGAAGACGGGCTGGGACGCCCACTTCGTCACTGATGTGCCTCATCCCCTTGAGGCCATATTTTTAATGTCTCTATGTGATAATTTCATCATCGCTAATTCATCAATGTCTCTGGCGGCGTATTACATGCGTTCCAGAAAAGATGCGCGTATTTTCGCACCTGAAAACTGGTTCGGACCTCGTGGACCCAAGTACAAGATGAGTGATATAATAAAATAGAAACCTGTTTTACAATATTTGCTTCTACATTCAACAATAGTAAGATTTTTTAATAAAGCAATCGTTGCTTTATTAAAAAATGTCGCGTTCGGGCCTTATCCTGATAACTTCGTGTTACAAAAACCTAGAGACGAGAATTAAGGAACTTCAGGTTCCTGATTCAGTATTGGGTTGGCCAGTTGTTGTAGTCATGGGTGACCCCTTGATGGATGCCGAGTTTGAGTGGAAGACAAACCAAATGCTCGTAATAAAGTGCGAAGACTCTTACTACCATCTCATCAAAAAGAACTATATTGCAATAGATATAATCCGTAGGACCTTACCCCTGGAGGGTGGAGTCATTATTGCAGGGGATGATATAGTTTTCAACTTTGAGCGTCTTGAGGAGTTTATAAAACTACCTAATAAGGCGGAATACATGGGTAACATAGGCCCGCAGCACGGACCTACAAAAAGATATTCTACATTTATGTATGATTATATACTGACGCATCCCGGCGAGAAGGATGATCCCCGAAACGGTCTGAAAGACGTTGACCTGAGTAAATATACAGAACTTCCGAATGTCTCATTTATATCCGGTACCATATACTATGTATCTCTATCGACAGTTCAAACCATTATAAATTACATGAAGAGTATAAGTTGGGACTGCTTTCACTATGATCCAGATTATGGGTATATAACATTATGTGAAGACCAGGCAGTAGCCGCAATAACACACAAACACGGCATCCTCCCTTCGTTTTACACTCTTGTTGCACATACCGCCGGTGATTTCGAAACTGGGAGATGGGTAAGTTTCAGCACTAACAAGTATCATTGAAACATAAAGATTATATCAATTAATAGTAAAATGCGTAAAATATGGTATGCCCCAAACAAGTTTGAGTCATATGGTCAAGAGGAGATAAATGCTGTGACTGAGTGTCTCTCTAAAGGATGGCTCGCCGGGTTTGGTCCTTATTCTATCGAGTTCGAGAAGAAAGTATCAGAATTTTTTGGGAAAAAGTACGGAGTTTTTGTAAACTCGGGGTCTAGCGCATGTCTCCTCGCCCTCGCTTCCCTGCGTTTACCGGCAGGTTCTGAGATAATCACGCCAGCGTGCACATTTTCAACAACCGTGGCGCCTATTATTCAGCTAGGATTTAAGCCTGTCTTTTGTGATGTTGAATTGAGTACATACGTCCCTAGTGTAGATGCTGTTATCGATTGCATAACCCCTGAAACGAAGGCTATATTTCTTCCAAATTTAATAGGAAATTTACCCGATTGGAAATCTCTCAGAGAGGCCCTTCCTAGATCTGATATTTGGCTTATCGAAGACTCGGCCGATACTGTTACTCGCACACCATGGTCAGACATATCCACTACTAGCTTCTATGCATCTCACTTAATTACCGCGTGCGGATCTGGGGGAATGGTCATGTTCAATTCTGAGGCGCATGTAAAAGAGGCCCTCATGTATCGCGATTGGGGTCGCATAGGAGACAACTCTGAGTGTATGGATGATCGTTTCAATCATTCCGTGGATGGAATACCATACGATCATAAATTTCTGTATGGGTGTCTTGGATACAACTTCAAGAGCAGCGAGGTCAACGCTGCTTTTGGTATTGAACAGTTTAAAAAGTTGCCTTCATTTACTGAAATTCGTAGAAAGAATTTTGAACGCTACCTGGAAAACCTCAAAGATGTGTCCGAGATTCTACTCCCTAATGACTCAAAAAAGTCCAATTGGTTAGCAATACCACTACAGTGTCAAGAACGCCTAAAGTTGTTGAATTTTTTGGAAGAAAATAATATACAAACTAGGGTCGCATTTTCCGGAAACGTCACGAGGCACCCTGCGTTCAGAAAATATTTATCAGAATACAAAAATTCTGACATTATAATGAAGAATGGTTTCTTACTCGGATGCCATCACGGAATGAAACTGGAAGATGTGGATTATGTTTGTTTAAAGATAAAACAGTTTTTTAACATAAATGTTTGAAGATGTTCGCGGCGTACTTCACTCTATCAAGTGTCCATTCCCTCCTAAGGAAATACTAGTAAGCGAGAATGTTAAGAACGCTTTCAGGGGGATGCACCAGAGTCCTTATGGCAAATTCATATATGTCTCAAAAGGAAAAATACGAGATTTTATATGGGAAGGTATTCTTCGCGACGTGACTCTTACCAAAGGGCAGACCGTCTACGTCCCTCCGGGGGCTGCTCATGGGTTTCTTTCTGTAGAGAGTTCCGAGATTATATATTTACTAGAGGACTATTTCGATCCTGAAAAAGAACGCAACATCTTCTGGCAGACTCCCGAATACGGAATTCCTAAATTTCCAGATGTTATAATGTCTGAAAAGGATAAAAATGCCGACTTTGATCAGACTTATGATTATCTAGTCCTAGGCTCTTCTGGATTTCTCGGACAGAATTGTATGAAATATCTTAATGATAAAAAGGTACTTGGGTGCAATCTGAGACTGAGTGATCATGAAGGTTTGCGGAACATTATAAAAAAGTCCAAGGTTAAATATGTCATATGCGCTGCGGGTATAGGAGGAAGACCCACCGTAGAGTGGTGTGAAACCAATGAACATGAAACATATATGGTTAATTTTCTCGAAGTTCTGAATCTAATGGAAATCTGTAAAGATGTGCACCTAACTATTTTCGGGTCTGGTTATGTATACAAGGGAGAGAAGCGCCTATATACAGAAGAGGACCCACCTGACATGTTTGACAAAGTTTATCCAAAGTTGAGGGGGCTACTAGAAAGGCATGTCAAAAGACCAAATGTTCTATATTTGAGAATTGCGTTTCCGTGTAGTTTTGACGGACATCCTAAATGCTTCATCACGAAGATGAGGAACCGCACTGGAAACGTGCATAACGCAACAGTTCCGATAACACCAATATCCGATCTTTTCCAATATATTCCCACACTTGTCGAAAAAAATATTTTCGGTATTTTGAACTTTGTTTCGGAAGGCGGTGTACCACTTCATGTTCTCGCCGGGACACCCGGTCCCACGTCTGATGAAGTTCCTCTTTTAAATTATGAACTATCAACTGCCAAACTCTCAAAATTTATACCAGTTAAAAAGACGGCTGACATTTTATCAATAAGATGCGCATAATCGTCACGGGAGGTCTTGGATTCATAGGTTCAAACTTTATAACATGGATGCTTGATAATGAGAGTGATGTGGTAATATTGAATATAGACCGCGGGGATTACTGTTCGGACGCCAATAACGTGGCGCGTCACGACAGGTATTCGTACGTGAAGGGTGATGTGACAGATGAGTTTCACATGAAGACTATTTTTGAGTTTTTCAAGCCTGATGTGGTAATACACTACGCTGCCCAGAGCCATGTTGATAACAGTTTCAGTACTCCTATCCAGTTTACCAAAGATAATGTTATTGGTACTCATGTACTTGTCCAAGTGGCCAAGGATTATGGACTGCTTCAGAAATTCATTCACATGAGTACGGATGAGGTTTATGGTGAAGTGAACAATGATGAGATATCAGATGAAAAGTCTATTTTAAATCCGACAAATCCTTATGCCGCATCCAAGGCGGGTGCCGAGCATATAGTGCGGTCGTATGGGTTCTCTTTTAACTTTCCTTATATAATTGTTCGTTCGAACAATGTATATGGGCCAAAGCAATATTGTGAAAAACTCGTGCCTCTATTTATAAATAATCTTATTCAAGGTAAAAAGTGCGAGATCCATGGCGTTGGGTCGAGCAGAAGGAACTTCGTCTACGTAGATGACGTTTCAGAGGCTATGCGCATTATATTAAACAAGGGGAAGTTGGGAAGCACTTATAATATAGGAACTAACAATGAATTTAATGTATCTGATATTTTTAATATTTTACGGGATTTGATAGATCCTGGAGCTACCCATGTGAATGTTCCCGACCGTCCATTCAATGATTCAAGATATTGTATAAATAGTCAAAAACTTAGGGATCTTGGTTGGTCGGATGTGATTCCTTTCCATGAAGGTATACTACGAACTATTGAGTGGTATAAATCTAAGACGCGCGTTTTTCACGAATAGTAACGCTCGTAATGAACGACTTGTCATAATGAAGAAGAAAGTTGTTATATTTGAGACATTCATTCCAGTACCCCCATACTCTCTCTTGAGGAATTGTCTCTTCTGTTATACTGTTATCTATAATTTCAAGATTATCAAATGTGTATAAACTTTTAATAAATTTAGGACTAAAAATAAAAAAGAGATCTGGAAAATGTTCATGAGCATTCGACAAATATAAGAAATCACGCGAAAGCGTTTCAAATATTGGAAACTCTAATATAACAAGGTCATACCGAGCAAGTACTATAAAATCATACGACACGTCGTTCTTCTTACAGTAATTTTCAAACAGGTGACCAACACGACTAATAGAACACAGTTGGGATACTTGATTACTTGCCCATAACTCGTTTCTAACTAAATCATCATTTTCCAGGTACCTGCAGTTTTTTAACTTATCTGATATTTTAAATGTTATATGAGGATCATATTCCAATACGAGCGGATCATAATGCGATTTTATAAGTTCAATTGTGTTATCGTTTGAGCGTAATGTTGGTAAGTTTTTATTTCCATGATTTGTTGGTTTGAACTCGCACCCATTTGAAAACCAGGTGTGGCAAAATACGTCGGCTCCAGGTATAAATTTCTTGTGTGATTCACATACTTCGCCGGTTTCTATGCGTCTAGCTTCGCCATACAACAGAAGTGCTATTCTCATTTAAACTATATTAGAAATTTATCTTTAGGTGAAGAAATACTCTTAACGCACAAGATCATAGTATCTTCTGTGTATATAGAACATGTTATCTGTCTAGGTTTTACATTAAAGTACTGGCCTTGCGTTATATTTACGTTGTTTAGAATCATATTACCCCAAATGAGAATGTTAAACTCCTCAACCTCTTCATGATAATGAAAGTCGTATGAGTCGACCGTTTTTTTGTGTATATTTATACCTACTTCAAAATCAGAAGTTCTTAAAAGTGTTGGATGAAAATTACCTACGAACCATCCTCTAACAAACTTGTCAAGATTGGTCGGTTCTATTGTGGCATCAGTCTCAACTACGCAAAACTCTTCGCCATCTCTCACTTTTAACTCTCCTGATATGTTATTTATTTCAGACATTTGAGCACCCTTTGTACACACGCATATGCCAGAAACTTTATAATTTCCTGGCAAATTATAATACTTTACTGGATTTGTCTTAAAAAAATAGTTGGAAAAATTACTTCCTACTATCTTGTAATGGTTTCTTGAAATATAAGTAAAGTAGTCTGCTGGTTCTCCAACTGGCCAGTATTTTTCATCTTCTGGAAGTATGTAACTTCCCACGTCCTTTCCGAGGTCTACCAGAGCCTGAAAAGTATTTGAAATATAATATTCGCCATTTGACGCCTTGAGTTGATGTTTATACATATATTCATAAGATTCAAAGAACACGTCTCTACTTTTATAATAATGTATTCCAACGAGTGCTTCGTCACTGAGTACTACTTTTTCAGAAAACTTTATAATACGCCCATCGCTGTCCTTTTTTAAAAAACTATTCCTGTCCTCAGCCCCTGGGACAAGTGTGTAATCTGGCCTGTATGTGAGCACACACGCATCGTGGTTTCTTGCTTCCTTCAAAAACGCATCCGGATTCCACGACATAATCTGATCTGAATTTATGACTAATATAGGTCCTTCATAAGCAGTTTTCTTCAGACCTAGAGATACAGTGGTAGCTGGCCCTTCTGTCTGTCCCTCCAAAACGACAACTTTTCCAGGAAGTTGCCCAACTTCCTTACATTGGTCTTTTCTTATAACAAACAAGAAATCACACCCTTTAATATTCAAACTATTAATTGCCGCATCTATCATAGTAGTCAGAGATTGATCTATGGGCAGTAAATACTTATTCTTTTTGAAACCATACTTACTAAACCGCGAACCCACTCCAGCCATCGGTATAATAACCAGCATTTAAGAATATAAGCGCGCAATCTTTAAATATTATTTATATAAATATTTTGTATAATGGTCAGAACACTTGCGATTATACTGACGGGAGAGATGCGTAACTTCTATACCAAGAACTACTCCGAGTTTTACAAAGTCCTCACTCGTTCTCGTCAAGAGTATACACTTGTTCACATATTCATGGTTCCTTCAGGTGCTTACGATAGTGTAAAATTTTCCGAACTTGATCTTAATCCATTTTCTATTCACGAGTATCACGAGGATGAACTGACAAATTTTATAAAGAAAATAGATAATTTTCCAGGCGACATGTCTTGCGTCAGACAGGTCTTCCAGCTTAATATAGGTATTGATGCCATAACAGAGTACGAAAAGAAGAATGGTATGATTTTTGATTTCATCTTTAAAACTAGATTTGATCATTTTACGTATTTCCCGGATATGTATCCACACATTCCGGAAGGAGACGCTATAGACAAAGTTTCTTTTAATGGGAAGGGTATAAACCTTCGTGAAATATTATACAATCATCACATATCTCTCACAAAGTATGCTGAAATATTAGAAAATAAGCACAGAACTTTCAACGGAGATCGCGTTGAATGTAGATTTCATGAAAGTTTGGGAGGGGCTTATCTGTATAATTTTCATTGTATAAGAAATCCAATAGACATATATTCGTTCAACGACCAGTGGTATTTTGGACAAAGAGATAAGTTTTTATTACTGAAAAATATGTATACAAAATTCGGAACTTATGTAAATAAAATGGGAGTAGGTCATCCAGATAGTTGTGAAGGAAATTCTCTCGTTTCTACCCTTAATGAAGGCCTAACTCAAGTAGTATATCATCCCGACCAGATAAGATCTGATATTCCAACTAGTCACGTGTTTATATCCAATCCAGTTGCTCTCGTCGTTCCTATACACCCTCCAAAATATAAATATTTTTATAATTTTTTAAATAATGTTCAAAAAAACACAATTGCTCTTGATATCTACGCCATTTTTGCCAGTGAAAAAGATTGGGATTTATTTGAAATGAAAAAGTTGGTACGACCCATTATAATGAATGAACATTTTAACGAGAATTATCCTATAAATAGTAAAAAATTACACGCTCTCAATCTGCTATCAAACTCCATGTATGACTATATCATGACGGCGGATGGAGAGATCGATATAATATCTACCAACTTCTGTAAACTTCAAAATAAAGTAGATAAAATATTTTCTGAAAAAAAGATTTATGCCGGGGAAACTTCGGCGTCTCACGGAAGACAATATGAAGTAAGGCTAGTTCAAGAAAGAGAATCGCACTTTCTGGGATTTAAAGAGATTGATATTGTGAAAAGAAAATTCAACAATTTTAATCTCTGGCCATGGTTTTCGGACTTCCCTGTATATAAACGAGAACATATTAGTGATTTTCTGTATAAACTAAAAGGCCACTTGGGGAATTTTGACCATCTGTGTTATCAATACTATCTCGCGAGTGAACACGACTGGGAAGTCGTTAACACAACTCCAATAACAGGTATCAGTTGGTCCATTGAAAAACTTACGACAGATAATCCCGAGATAATTAGTAATCTGAAAAAGGCTGGTTTAGGATTTGGGTATGTTAACCATATATTGTTGAAAAATTCACAGAAATATATCGGGGATGATGCCATATTCTTGTTTCACATGAATCACGATATCAGTCAGTTCACTGATTTCTAAATAAACTTACAAAATCGGAACATATACCCCGGCAGTGAGAAATATCAGATGGAGTGTAATTTTTCCACTCTGGCATCACGGCTATTGTATCGCGGGTAAAAATACTATGAGGGCTTGCCCATATATACCCTTTGGACGTTATAACATAAGGGTCATTATCATGAGAAAAAGTATTGAAATTTTCGCCAAGTAAAAACACTAGTGCGTCGAGGTTCTTGGCATGGCACCAAAGTTCGTGCTTCCTTTCGTTTAAAAACAATTTATTTATTTTTTTTTCAGGTTTATCATGACCAAGCCAAATGCCCCCATCAACAACCCACACATCTGTTTCAACATCATATCCCATGGAGAGAGCCTCGTCTATATAGTCTGGAGCATTTTCCCTTTCCTTGTTGGGGCCAGTAGTATTTCCTCTGTGAGATATAAGCAACATTTGTGTTTAAAATAAAGAATTTTTTATCTATATGCACATGCCATCCAGAGAACTATGCGTATTATGCGAACATTCACGTCTGAAAGAACTTGCGAATATTGATATTTGTGGAATAAAATACGGATTCTGCCCTGAATGTTTTTCAGTTCAACTAACAAACCTATTAGACCCTTCTGAAATATATAACGGCGCCTACGTTCAACCCGACCATACAAACTATAACTGGATTCAGCACAACTTTTCATTTATTAATTTTATAGTAAAATGCGTAAATTCTGGTGAAACCCTGATAGAAATAGGAAGTTCTTCATTTGTTCTTGGTAAGCACCTAATTGAGTACTACACAGATTATACTGTTTTTGACTATAGTTTAGAACAGGTCAAGATGAGACCTGATGTTAAATATATAGAAGGAAACTGTGAAAACTTCGACTTTCCAGAGGATAGCACTATAATAATGTCTCACGTATTTGAGCACCTGTATGAGCCAAAAAAATTTATTGAAAATTGTAAAAGAAACCATGTTAAAAACATTATAATAGCAGTTCCAGACATGGCTAGCACAGACATAATACACGTAACATATCAACATACTTTCATGTATAGTGAAAATGATATAGAATACCTATTTGGTTTACATCAATACAAGTTATCAGATAAATACAGATTTAATACAAAAGATAAATCATTCCCGGTTTTGTTTTTTAATTTTGAACTAACAAACGACATAATAGAAGTTGATAGATGCTTGAGTAATAGTCGACATTTATATATAGAAAAGATATTAAAAAAAATAAAAATACCTGAAAATACTATAATAGCAACAGCAGGCTGCTTCAGTGAGATGTTATATGCTCTTATAGAAAACAAAGAGAACTTGATTGCTGTTATTGATAATAATAAGAATCTACACGGAAAGAAGTTTATCGACAGTGAGCTTCTAATTCATTCATACGATTTTTTAGTAAATCTCAAAAACTGCAATATTATTTTACATCATCCTCGTAAAGTTGATATAATATCATGTATACGAAGGTGTAATAAGAATATTAATATAATTATTATATAATAAATATTTTCAGAGATTCATGGGGAGGCTATTGCTAAAAAGACCCCTAAAACACAGGAGCCCCTTCAGATGAATGTATCTCCAAGAGTTCATCCTCCAGGAACAAAAACAATAGTTTAACAAAATTTTTAGAGATTTCAGGGAGAGACCCCAGCCCCATAAACCACGGGAGCCCCTTCAGGTGGATGCAGATTCAACAGGTCGTCCTTCAGGAATACAAAACAATAGTTAAACAATATTTTTAGAGATTCATGGGAGAACTCAGGCAGAGACACAGGGGGCTC